CGATCCATCTCTCCTGAGAACTGATTCCAGAACAGACGTCCATGTTCCGCACTGAGGACATTTCATTCTCCTTCTTTCTCCACAAAATCCCCATTAGGACACGGACCATGCCCGGTCCACGGGCCGATCCACGTTTGGTGCTCTGCCCAGGCCCGTGGAGGGTTGGTGTTTATATTGCGCTGGCATGTCTTGCACTGCTCAAGCAGTGGGTTGCTCACGCAGCGGGCGAAGTATTGGGGTAGGTAGTTCATGTCAACTCCTTTATCTTTGCCAGAGCTTCATCCAAAGTGAAGATGGCGTTACCTGATTTGGTGCATGTGTACGCATGAAACCAGACATCGCCGCTTTTGTAGAGCAGCCAGTACTTGTCAGCACCAAGCTGCTCAAGTTTCCAGTGGGTCATGCTTTCTCCTTATAAGACTGACATCTGGTTGAAGAGCGTACATCTCTACTTCATCCATGCCTTTCACGAAACGTCCTGCGCTGGTTACCCAGCAATCTCCTTGAGGAAGACCCTCGTACCAGCAAGCGGTATGGATTCTGTCTAGCCCTTTCCACAGAACAATGCACTTTGATCCGTGTGGGGGCGCAGCCCCAGACAGCCATGTAAGCACGGTTTCGGTCACTCTTGCCCCCTTGCTCTGATTGCGGATCTGGTACGTGGTTATAGACGACTTGTCAATCTCCTCCATTCGTTCTTGAGTCTTTCGCACAATGGCGGCTATCATCTTTTCATACATTTTTTCGCTCCGGTTGTGTTTTCCTTGATCCCATGCGCGGCCTCGATGGCGCGGGCAAATTCCCGATGTTCCCAATCTGCGCTCATTGGCTCACGCCATAGGCGATCAAGCTCCTCGTCACTCAGGGGCTCCTGATCCGGCTGCTCCAGCGCGGCGCGGAGGGCGTCCTTAGCATCGTAGAAGACGCCAGCGTCTTCTGGGTACTGGTCCGGCGAACTGTTCTCCAACGCCTCCAGCGCCTGCTGCACCGTGGCGCGGGGTAGGGTAATCAGGTCAGTCATGGTTGTCCTCCGGTTCAATGAGCTGCTCCAGCGCGGCCTTGAGGGCTGTGATGGCTTCCTCGGCATCCATGATGTCTGCACGGATGGTGTTACTCATCTCGTATGCCTCAACCAAGCACTTCAGTGCTTCCAGCGCCTGCTGGACCGTGGCGCGTGGCAGGGTAATCAGGTCGCTCATATCTTGTTCCTTTCTTGCCATTCAGGATCTGCACGCATCTGTGCGTATGCCTGCGCCATGCCCGCGCCGAACTTGCGGCCTGCTGCGTTGACCTTGTTGATCAATTCTTGCAGCGCTTGCCGAGCGCGAATGTCGTCAAGCATCACCCGCAGCACGCGGTGCTTTCGTTTGGATTGGCGGGTCATTTCATCTCCTTTCCAATCTCAGCCGCAGCCCTGACGATGGCGCGGCGGGTGGCGGCGAGGGGGTCTTCACCATTACGCTCGATGAACACTTGGCGTTGCGTAAACTCTTGCCCGCAAATAGCCACCTCGTCATATGAACAATTTAAGGTTAGCCGCAGCTTCACCGCCAACTCAAAGGCATCGCCGGAATATGTGAGCGGGTTCCATTTGAAGCCGCGATGGTCAACGCATACGCAGTCGGTGCCTCGTTCAACAACCATGTCGTGATAGATGCGAACCTCAATCCCAGCCGCTTTTGCAGCGGCCTCTAGCAATTCGCGGTCGCTCATACCAACACCCCCACAAGAAAGCCCAGCAGAGCCACCACGGCGAAGATGCCGAGCGCCCAAGCCAGCAGTGAACCAAGTTCCTCCAGCATGAACTGGCGGGAGTAAAAGTCTGGGTCATCCTGCCCGATGTCTGTTGCCGCCTCGGCGGGCGGCGGAGCGTCATCTTTGTTCATTGCACTCTCCTGATCGGTTGCGCCAGAAGCCAGCGGTCCCCCAGCAGTTCCACTGAGCGGAGCCACTTGCGGGCGTTAGAACGGTTCGTTTGCTTGTCCACATGGCGCACGTTCCACAACCTCAGTGCGTGCTTGGCTAGTTGCATCTTGGTCACTTTTATCTCCGATCAATAGCACGGGCCACTGCTTCGGCACGTTCGCGGTCTAGAGTCCGTTCGCCTCCCGGCAGAACCCATCCCGCTGGATGTACAAGACCCTTGTGCTCCGTGGCTTCCGCCCAGATGATGCGGCCCCGTCCAATGGTGATGTCAAGAGGATTGGTGAATCGGAAAAACTCTCTCTCGCTCATCTGACTTCTCCTTCAGTTGTTGAAAACACTCCGGCAAGGCGCAAAAAAATGCACAATGGATGCCCCCGTAGATGTGAGCCTCCAAGGTAGCGATGCGCTCACGCAGGACACGGTTCTCTTCTTCCAAGTTCATCTTGCACCTCCAGAACCCCGATGTTACACTGAACCTGCCTGATGACAACTAGGGGTTTCTACCAGTTGCATTGAGGCAACAGGAGGTCAGAATGAACGTCCTTGTTATACAGGAGTACACAAGATGGACAAGCAAGAGTTCAAGCGCCGGTGGGAGTCTGGCGATGACGGCGGCGGCATCACGCTTGAGGCTATTGCCTCGTGCTACGTTGAGTGGGGCCTAGGATCAACGCCGCGCATACAGCCCCCGCGTGCGGTGATTCGGGCTGTGTTGAAAGCGGCAGATACAAACGACCACGAAGACTGGGCACAAGACCACGAAGAGTTCTAACATGACAGAGCAGATGAAGCATCTGGTAGCAGCGTTGTACCAGCACAGCACTGTAGTGCCGGTGGTGCAAGTCCCATCAGAAGTCTTTCGACGGATGGCCGAGGCGCTGATGCGTCGGCCCGAAGCGGAAGACGCAAAGATCATCAACAAGGAAACCCAGTGAAAAAACTCAACATCAACAGCATCATCATCGACAAGGGCACCCAGAGCAGGGCCGCGATCTCGGAGGACACCGTTACCGACTACGCCGAGGCGATGTCAGCGGGCGACGAGTTCCCGCCTGTGGTCACGTTCTTTGACGGGGTTGATTACTACTTGGCCGATGGCTTCCACCGTCTCCACGCGGTCAAGCGCCTGGGCAAGACCTCCATCCAAGCCGATGTGCGGACGGGAACTTTGAGGGATGCCATCCTCTACAGTCTGGGAGCGAACCGGGACCACGGCCTACGCCGGAGCAATGCAGATAAACGGAAGTGCGTTCAGACCCTACTGGACGACTTTGAATGGGGTGATTTGTCTGTCAACGAGATGGCCCGCATCTGTGCCGTGAGCCCGCAGCTTGTCACTGCTGTCAAGTTGGAGATGGACGGTGGCGTCAAAGTTTCCACCGTTGAAACTAACGCTCCGAAGAAGTCTGCCAAGTTGAACAACGTGATCGAAGCCCCGTTGGAGCCGACAAATTTAGCGCCCGAGCGGGACGAAGCGGTAGCAGAACTGGTGGCCGAGAACCAGCGGCTTGCTGACCGGCTTGCAGTGGAAGCGATGGAAGCAAGCGAGGAGGAGAAGCAGGCGGCAGGCGAAACCATCTCAGAACTGCGGGAGCAGATCCGCATCTTGGAGATTGAGAACCAGTCCCTCAAAATTTCGCGTGACACCTTCCAGCGGGAGAACGGTGAACTGAAGAAGACCGTGGCATCCCTGCAGCGCAAGCTGAAGAAGGAGGAAGTATGAGCGACGACAACCGAGCCGCTGCGCTGCTACTTGATCTGGTGAAAGACGAACATCGGTGCACGCAACTGCTTGAGGCGTTAGATAAGACTGCAAGAGCAGTAGACAGCTATGAGTACGGGCTACCTTTGTGGGATGAGGCACATTGCGCTCAACTCCGCGAGGTGCTTTATAGATGGGCGGCTGGATCGCTCTGATATCAAGTAGCCCACGCCAGCGGGCTAGTGCTGGCAGAGGATACACATGCTAGAACTACGCGACTACCAAGACGCAGCGTTAGATATGCTGCGCGAGGCTTTCAAAGACGGGCACAAGGCGATCCTGCTTTACCTTGCCACAGGCGGGGGGAAGACAGAGATCGCTATCGCCATGCTGGAAGCCTGCCGGGTCAAGGGCACCCGAGCGGCCATGCTGCTGGACCGGATCGTTCTGTGCGATCAAACCTCCCAGCGCCTGGACAAGTACAAAATTGACCACGGGGTTCTCCAGTCTGGACACTGGAGATACCGGCCACATGAACTGATCCAAGTCTGTTCGGCGCAGACAATCGAGAAGCGCGGAGAGTTCCCCGGCCTCTCCCTTCTCATCATCGACGAAGCTCATAATTCCCGTGCTGCTACGTTGGAGTTCATCCGAAACAACCCGCATGTAAAAGTGATCGGGCTAACAGCGACACCCTTCACCAAGGGGCTCGGAGCTACATATTCCCATGTCGTATCTCCCATTACCACTAAGAAACTGGTAGAGGCAGGCTCTCTCGTTCCCCTCCGCGTGTTCATCGCCAAGGAGATTGACATGGAAGGGGCCAAGAAAGTAGCTGGGGAATGGTCACAGGACGAAGTTACTTCACGCGGCAAGAAGATCACGGGAGATATTGTTGCTGAGTGGGTGAAGAAAACCCATGAAGTATTCGGCAAGCCCGAGAAAACTATCGTGTTCTGTGCGGGGGTAGATCATGGAATTGATTTACAACAGAAGTTCCAAGAGCAGGGATATAACTTCGTATCAATATCCTACCGTGATGATAATGATTTCAAGCGGGATATTATTGATGACTTCAATAAACCCGATTCAGATATTGTCGGGTTAATTGCTACAGATATTCTTACCAAGGGTTTTGACAGTCCTGCTGTAAAGATTGGAGTATCGGCGCGACCATTCAGTAAATCATTGTCATCACATATCCAGCAAATGGGTCGGGTGATGAGAACGCACCCTGGAAAAACTTTCGGGTTGTGGCTTGACCATTCGGGTAACTATCTCCGTTTCAGAGAAGACTGGGAGGATGTTTTTGAGAACGGCGTAAGTGAGTTGGAAGACGGCAAGGAGAAGACAAAGCAGGAGCCCGACGAGAAAGAAAAGAAGGAAGCAAAGTGCCCTGCCTGCGGTGCCTTGTGGCCCCGTGGTTCAGATACCTGCACGAACTGCGGGCATGTGCGTGAGCGTAAGAGTGCGGTGGTTTCTGTCCCCGGCGAGATGCAGGAACTAGGTCCCATGTCACGCGATGACAAACAAGCATGGTGGAGCATGGGTCAATACATGGTGCAGTCTGGGTCATGGTCTGAGGGCAGGGCGAAGGCGGTTTACAAGTCAAAGTTTGGTGTATGGCCGAATGGCTTGCACAAAGACCCGCTGCCGCCATCCTTGGCGTTTGAGAAGTTTGCTAGGAAAAGTTTGATTGCGTACCTGAAGGGCAAGCGATGAACTTCCTAGACTTCTGCAGGTTGCACGGCATCCTTATTGACCATCTCCCTCCTGTCGGCCTGTGGAGGCGGTATCCCACTGAGGACAAACCCCGCCACAAGAACGGAGCAGTCAAGTGGATGCTTGACCACGGGTTCGTTCAGAACCACGCCACAGAATTGAGCGTGAGTGTCTGGAAGCCAGATGAGCCCGTAAAAATTAACAGGCGTGACCTAGCAGAGCAGGCCCACCGTGCGGCACAGGAGACAGCCCGCAGACAAGCGGAAGCCTCCAAAAAAGCCGCTTGGATACTTCACCAGTGCCAGTATGCCTCACATCCTTACCTCAAGGCCAAGGGATTTCCCGATGAAGTTGGAAATGTTTGGGTGCGGGAAGGTGAGCATCTGCTGGTGATCCCTATGCGGATCGGTCCACGTTTAGTGGGCGTTCAACTGATCGACTCCGAGGGCGGAAAGAAGTTTCTGTCAGGCCAGCAGACAGGCGGCGCGGAGTATGTGATAGATAACAAGGGTCCACACTTTCTCTGCGAAGGGTACGCCACGGCGCTCTCGCTTCGCCTGATCCTCAAAAATTGGAAGCGCAGGTACACCATCCATGTGTGCTTCTCAGCAGGTAACCTAATCAAGATCGCGCAGACCCTGCCAGGGGGCTACGTCATCGCAGATCACGACGTTTCAGGAACCGGGGAGAGGGTAGCCAAGGAGATAGGCTGGCCTTGGTGGATGAGCGATCAGCTTGGTGATTGCAATGACCACCACCTACGGGAAGGACTGTTCCGCACGGGGCAGTCAGTCCTGCGGGCGCTCAAGATTTAGTGCTTCCCAGCACTCAAGGTCGGCATGTCCACCGTGTAAATCTCGGGGTTGTGCATCTCCAAGTAGGAAAGATGCCCCAAAATTTGCAGGCCGAGAGCCAGGACTTGCTCATCCCGGCCCACGGCATCAGATCGGATGGTGATCTGGTCACCCTCTTGGACGAGGGTGATGTTGACTACGGTGGTCAACGGCAGGTAGTGTTGCAGGTCCGGAAATGTCCCGTGCCCATGCAGCACTCGGTACAGTAGTACGTTTTGCCGTTGATCGTGTAGGTGAACGACCTGCACTCCGCTTGGGCAGCGGTGGCCCACAGCAGGGCAAGGGTGACGGCGATAGCTTTCATGGGGTTCTCCTGTTTGCCGAAAGTGGCAGTGAATGTTGCCATGCCTTAGCGTGTAGTGCAACACTGTGAATTTTTACAGTGTTACTCAGCCGAGACAGAAATGCTCCGGCCTTCCTCTGAGTATTCAATCTGCATCTTGATCTTCCGCAGATCGTTGAACTTGCGGCGGTTCTCCAGCACTCTCGGGTCAGTACCTACCGCAAAGATATGCGGGTCAATCATGTAGACGCCATTGACCACACGCATGAGCAGGCCGCTCCCGATGAGTTCCCGCGTGGCGTTGTAGATCACTTGGTTCTTCAGGCCGGTGCGCTCCGTGATTTCCTTACGCTCTACCGGGGTGATGATGACATGGTTCTGATCGTCCCTGACCATCGAGCCAAGTTCAATGAACAGAACCATCGCAGACCGAGACAGACCGTAGAGTCGGCATAGGTCAGCGTAGAACATTTTGGTGAACGTCAGATGCGTAGCACCTTCCTTGCGCGTCACCTCTTTGACAACCTCGGTTGCCCGCAAAATTTCGCCCGTTTCGGCGTCAGTTGTCAGCGTCCGCTCCAGGCTACTGTAGACCGAACGGGCTTGCTTGCTCATCACATCACGCATAACTACCTCCTGATCTGGATGATAGCATCTAACGAAAAACAAGTAAAGACCTACTGAAGTCATCTACTCAAAAATGTATACGTTTACTTGCTACGAGTAAACTTACTTGTCACAAGTAAACTTACTTGCTATGAGTAAAGTTCCTTGTAGTGAGTAAATTGGTTACTCGCTATGAGTAAACGCACTACTCCCCACATGAGTCACCCCTAGCATTCATGCGGGTTCCAGGCCGATTGCTCTTTTCTTCTCTTTGCGTAGCGTAGTGGTATGCGTGGCGTTTTTTGCCAGGGGAATGAGTGATGTGTCAGTCCTCCGCTATGGCAGCGCAGCGTCTACCCGTGCGATCCACCGCTCTGTCGTATCGTGCCCGATCAGGGTTCGAGAGCAGCGTAGCAGGGGCGTAAAAAAGCCCGCCGAAGCGGGCAGCGGTCACTCCTTAGGCATACGGGCAAAGAACCTCCCGCCCGTAAAAATTATGCGCCTCTCATCGGTTCCGTCCACTAGGGGACAACCCTTGAACCGCACTTCTTCACCGTTCCTGACGGCTTCCCTTTCGGCGCGGGTCAGCCCACTTACGCGGCGGGCACCCTTTTCAGCGCCCCAGCGGGCGCAGCGGGCAGTTTTGGAATAGAGCATAGGTCAGTCCTCCAGATCAAACCAGTGGTGCATGTCTTCGATGTACCCGTAAAAGTACCACCCGACAATGCCGGTGTTCGGAATAGTCCCGTGGACGTCCACCTCTCCACTCTGGCGGATACGGTAGCGGCGCGGTCCAAATTTGTCCCGCAGTGCGGCGCGAAGTTTGTTCATAGGTCAGTCCTCCAAAAGGGACCATGCATCTGTCAGGGCGGCGTGTTGGTCCGGGTCCAACTTATCGTCAATCTGCATATGCTCCAGCGCCCAGTGAAGCGCGGCTTCCAGGCGTTCAATGTGGGCACGGGTGCGAACGCGAGCACGGCGGCGCTCCCAGCGTTCGTCGGCCAGCTCTGAGGGGGACAGGGGCCGGTCAGGATCGAGGCAGGGGATTTCCATAGGTCAGTCCTTTGAAGTGGCGATAGTGCGGCCAGCTGCGGTAAGTCGATACCCCATCCAGCGGCGAGGCTCTTGGACAATCAAGCCGGCTCGTTGAAGGCTTTGCACTTGAGCGGAAACAATTGCGTTCCCAAACGGGGTGAGCTTAGTATTCCAGCCGTTACCGATAAGGCGAAGCGCCAAAAGTTGCTCAGGATCAAGGCAAGGCATGGAAAGGCCGTACATGGTTAAGCCCCCTTTCGATTGCCGTAGTGCTTTGGGTTGTCCCACATCAGCACCTTGCGGCGGGGGTGTTGCTCTTTTGCGTGAGCAAGCGCTTGCTCCTCAGTTGATGCGGCGCAGTCACCGTCCCACAACTCACGCCCGTCGGTGTACTCAACAATGACGCCGTAGGGCGGGTATGAGGGATTTTTGGCGATGTGAATGTGTTTAATCACGATGCGATCCTTTCAGAAGGGTGTCGGTGTGTCCGGAAGGGGATGTCAGGCATAGGTCAGTCCTTTGAAGTGGCGGCTTGTTTGCAAAGCTCACGAATAAACGCCTGCTTTGTGTTTCCTTGGATGTGGACACCGTAAGCCGAAAAATAGTTTTTCGCGGCACTGAGCGTCATGAGGTTTCGATCCAAGTTTTCGATGATGGTTTGAATCGTGTCCGGTCTCAGAATCCAGTGGTTCATAGGTCAGTCCTTTCCGGTAGCTCGGGCGATGGCGGCACTGGCCGCGACTAGCAGGGCATGCGGGCTATTCGGGTCTTTCGGGCTAGTGTGATCCCGTCCCCAATCTGTCAGGGCCTGCAGCGCGGCCAGCAGTTCAGGTGCAGCGGCCATAAGGCGAAGCGCGGCGTCCTTTTCGGTAGGCTCAAGATTGGACTTGCTGGCGCGCACGGCCACGCATTGCCCGCCGTCTTCCGGGCCAAGGGGCGTAGTCCAGACTGCGCCGTAAACGTAATGCCAATTCATAGGTCAATCTCCTGATTGTGTATGTCGGGCAACATGCCCCTATAGCCCCCCCCCAGCAGGGGCTATAGGTGCCGGTCAATGCTTAGTCGGGCGAAGGCGGATGCAGATTCCAGGCGACCCCCTCCCGTACCATTCGCGGCCGTGGACATCCCGCACCCTGACGGACTGGTAATACTTGCCATGTGTGTACGATAGCCGGGTCAGCTCGCATGGATTGGAATCGACCACATGGCCTAGGGTGTTGCCCTTCCATCCCGTCAGGCGTTTGCCATCGCTCGACAGATAGCCCGTGAAGGGGCCGGAGCGGTCCAGCAGTGCCCGGACTTCGCGCAGGTGTACGCCTTCATCTGAAAACACCTCCCCGGCGGCGTTTCTGGCGTAGTTCGTCGTGAACCCGTCAGATGCCCCGATGAATTGCTTTCCGGTTTCTGCGCACGTAAGGGTGCGGCCAATCAAAGATTCGGTTTGCATAGGTCAATCCTTCCAGCGCGCAGGGCGCGCAGCAGTGTCAAATTACCCCCAGCAGCGCCAGCAGCAGCGCCACCAGGGAAACGAGAATCAGGGCTTTGTCTTCAGTGGTCACTTAGCGGAACCAATAGGTAACGCCGTGGAAGTCAGCCCCGGAATAGTCCGTGCGGATATCCCGCGCGGTGCGCTCCCAATCAATGTGTATGTAGTGCGGGAGGTTCTTCGGGATGTCCCCGCAGTCCTCCAACAATTCCTGCACGTAGTCCACAAAATAGGACTCGCGAATCAGCGTTACGGGATACCAGTCACCGCGCCATTGCTCATCCCCGCCAGCGCCTGCGAGTTCTTCCAAGAAAGCCCGAAGGGCTGTCAGTTCTTCAGCGAGCGCATCAGCCGTTGCTTGGTGGCCGGTATGCTCGGTTTCTGTCATGTCTTCAATGTCAGATTCCAGTTCTTCAACGCGGGCGATGATGTCGCGCACGTCCAGAACGTCAGCGTATTGGTCGATTGTGGTTTGCATGGTGTTCTCCTAATGTTGCGATGGCCGATGGCTCATCCCATAGGGTCCGAAAGAAGACCCTAGACGGATATGTCAGGCCCTCTTGAGGTCGTCAAGGAAACGGAGAACATCGGCTGTTGATATCCAATCCTTCCGGTCACCGTCAACGTCAACCCCGACAAATTTAGGGGAGAGCAGGTGCTGCCGGAAGTGTTCGATCCTCTCCGACACTTCGTCGTGTCGGGCTGTAAGCTCTCGGTTCATGGTGCGCAGGGACTCTATGTAGTTCATGGTCTGGTTCTCCTTATGTGTAGGTCAGGCACGATCTACTAGTCGGGTAAAGTCTCCATGCTCATCAAAGCCGATGGCATCGCAGACTACGCGGGAGGTTGACTCCCATTTGACTTCTTCCCGGCAGAACCGCAGCGCTTCGCGGTCGGTGTTGAAGTTCTCCGTATAGGTGTTGCCCGACCTGTCTTTCACTGTGACTGTAAACATGGCGGTGTCTCCTGTAGTGCGCTGCACCGTGCAACGCATAGGGAGACTGTAGGCCCTTGCCCGGCCCTTGTCACTAGGGACAAACCCTCATGTATAAACGTACAGTGTGAGCCCTGGAGCATGGCCGGAGTCCGCCCGCAGTGAGCGCAAGCGAACAGCAGTCCCCTTGCTTTCTCCCCCTGTTCCCCTATACTGTATAGAACCCCAGTAGGACAAACACCTATGAGACTAACCAGAAAGCAGATAGAGGAGGGACTAAACCAAGTCCCCATTTCCCATATCCTGGGTGCTGACGTCTCCCGCCAGCTAACCGCCAAACAACGTAAGTTCGCGCATGAGGTGGCGAAGGGCAGCACGAAAGCTGACGCCTACAGAGCAGCGTACAACGTCAAGAGCGCCAAAACAATGGAAGCAGAACCCTACAGACTGGCAGCAGACCCTCGGGTGTCCCGAGAGATAGAGGCTTACACCCTGGCACTGGAGACCGCGAAACTGCGCTCACCTGCCGCCCTGCGCGAATTAGTCATCCAATCCCTCGTGCGCGTCATCGTTGACCCCGATAGTAAGGCCGGGCAGATAACAGCCGCAGCCAAGGTACTGGGCACGGTAACTGAGGTGGCCGCGTTCACTGAGCGCAAGGAAGTGCGCAGCATATCTAGCTCCGATGATGCACGTGCCCGTGTGATGCAAGAACTAAGGGGCATCCTTACTGCGCAGGCCAGCGACGCCACGGTAATCGAGGCGGATGCTGACTCACTGCTAGCAGAGCTTAGCGTTAAATTTAACGGTGCAGCCGAGGGAAACGAGACGGCGCCAGACGCAGACCCACCCACCGGGCACCCCCCCGATGGCGCAGCAGGAGTCCCGCGTCCTTAAACATACTATTCCACTCGAACCGTCCCTCATTCCACTCAAACCACCCCATGTCACTCACCGTTAAATTTAACGCTCCCCTGCCATTAAATTTAACGCTCGCCAGACCCCACCCCCTCGATCTGGCGACACCCCCCCGGTCAGTCTTTCTACAAAAAGTGGTGGGGGGTAGCAAAAATTTTGGGGCTAAATTTTGGTGCCGTTAAATTTAACGGATGACATAAACTGGTTTAACAAACGTGGCTAAGTCTATGATTTGTAACGGTTTTTTGCTTGTTGTGGTGTTAAGGTGTGTGCTTGATGCTTAACGTGCCGTTAAATTTAACGGAAGTAAAGTAACGCTTTAAGAGTGTGCGCTAAGTTGTTGATTTGTAATGGAAAACGTCAAAAAGTGGCGCACGAAGAAGGTGTTGCAGAGTCCTCTGAGGAAGGTGTACGGGTCCAAGGAGGAGGTATTGGAGATGGGGATGACTGAGGCTCAGAAGGAAGTGTTTTTGGCTATAGATGTGTGGTGGTGCCGGTTTGGGTACGGGCCGAGCCTGAGGAATATTTGTGAGTTGCGGGGTAAGCCTGGGCTGGGGAGTACAAAGAAAATCGTAGATAGGTTGGTGAAGCTAGGTGCTTTGAAGAGGGTTGAGGGGATGGGAAGGTCTGTGCGGCCCACCTATATCTCATTTCGGGGTATGGAATGAAGCTGGATGATCTAGTGGCGAGTCTGTCTCCTGCGGATCAGGAGAAGCTGTTACAGCAGGTACAAGATTACAAAGATGCTGTGGACAGGGAGAAGTGCCAGAAAAGTTTTATGGCGTATGTGAAGAAGATGTGGCCGGGGTTCATTCATGGCCGGCATCATGCGGTAATGGCTAAGAAGTTTGAGGAGATTGCTGAGGGTAAGTTGAAGAGGCTGATCATAAATTTGGGGCCTCGGCATACGAAGAGCCAGTTTGCTTCGTACTTGCTTCCAAGCTGGTTCCTTGGGAAGTTCCCGCACAAGAAAGTAATCCAGGCGTCCAACACTGCTGATCTGGCTGTAAATTTTGGCCGGCAGGTTCGTAACTTGGTAGGGTCAGAGGAGTACGCGAAGATATTTACTGGCGTTGCATTGCGTCAAGACTCTAAGAGCGCTGGCCGATGGGCCACAAGCAAAAACGGCGAATACTTTGCTATCGGCGTTGGTGGAACCATGACGGGTAAAGGTGCAGATCTGTTGATCATTGATGATCCGCACTCGGAACAAGAGGCCGCTTTAGCCGCTGGCAGACCGGAAATATATGACTCCGTGTTTGAATGGTACTCATCTGGCCCGCGTCAGCGTCTCCAACCGGGTGGGGCTATAGTAGTCGTAATGACCAGATGGTCCAAGTCGGACCTGACAGGTAGGATACTGAAGACCGCTGGCGAGCTAGGAAAAGAAGACGAGTGGGAAGTCATTGAACTCCCGGCGATCATGCCCTCGGGTAAACCTCTATGGCCTGAGTTTTGGTCGCTGGAGGAACTGTCTGCGCTAAGAGACGAACTCCCCCCGGGTAAGTGGAACGCTCAGTACCAGCAAAATCCCACCGCTGAAGAAGGAGCTATTGTTAAAAGAGAGTGGTGGAAGATCTGGGAGAAGGAGAAGCCTCCTTCATGTGAGTTCATCATCCAGTCTTGGGACACTGCTTTTACTAAGGGTGAGCGAAACGACTACTCTGCGTGTACTACGTGGGGTGTGTTCAACATGAACGAAGATGAAAATAACGTAAATATCATCTTGTTGGACTGTTTTCAGAAGAGGATGGAGTTCCCTGAACTGAAAGAAAAAGCACTTGCTCACTATAGAGAGTGGGAACCTGATGCTTTCATCGTGGAAGCCAAAGCTGCAGGGGCTCCGCTGATCTTTGAACTGCGGGCGATGGGCATTCCGGTGTCTGAATACACCCCAAGTAGAGGGAATGACAAGTTTGTCCGTATCAATTCTGTGGCAGACCTGTTCCAATCGGGTAAAGTCTGGGCTCCAGACACCCGGTGGGCTAGAGAACTCATCGAAAACATGGCCGCTTTCCCGAACGCACCCCATGATGACGATGTTGACAGTGCTGTTCAGGCCCTGATCCGCTTCCGGCAGGGTGGTTTCCTGCGTCTACAGACAGACGAACAGGACGAAATGCGGTCTTTTAAGCGCAAAGTAGCGTTTTACTGAGGATTACAGATGGCAACCAATTTTGACCCCGCGATGATGCCCCTTGACATGGGTGTCATGACCGAAGAACCGGCTCTGGAGATCGAAATTGAAGATCCTGAGAGCGTAAAAATTGGGATTGACGGGGTTGAGATTGAACTGATGCCGGAAATTGAGACGGCAGAGGAGTTTGACGCCAACCTTGCGGAGTTCATGGACGAAGGTGAGCTTCAAACCCTGGCTTCCGACCTCATTGCCCTCGTAGATGCGGACATCAACAGTCGCAAAGACTGGACAGATATGTTTGTCAAGGGCCTAGAAGTCCTTGGCATGAAGTACGAGGAACGTACTGAGC